AGTCGAAAGCCCTCAGGGAGAGGAGTAGGGCTTATGCTGCACCCGGCGAACCGAACACCGCACGCGGGTCCGAGAAGCCGAAGGAGTAACGCTCACGAGCCTTGAAGCGCATGTTGCCGGTGTCGAAATCGGCTTCCATGTTCGTCGAAAGCGGGGTGCGCTCGAAGTGGACGAAGCCACGAGGAGCGTCCGTCTTAACGAACCATGCGTCAGGATCGGTGAGGAAGTCGTTGACGGTGTAGCCGTCCGGCAGCAAGCCCATGCTGCGGATAGCGTTCACGTCATTGTCAGCGGTGCCAACGCGGAGGTTGGAGACCATCAGACGCTCAGCCACAAACTGGAGCTGGCGCGGAATGATGAGCTTCATACCACGGAGGGCAACCTTCAGACCACGCTCGTCCACGAAACCGGCGATGGCGATGAGTGCATCTTCCAACGAGGTTTCGTTCAGGTCGGCAGCCACGGTCGGTTCGTTCTGGAACGAGCCGCCATTGGTCAGCGGGTGATCGGTTGCACAGAGTGCTTTACCGTCGCCGCCTGCAAAAGCACCTGCCGAGAACGCGTTGTTCAGGACGGCAGCAGCTTTGACCTGCTTGGTGTGAGCCATCGAGCGGGCGAGGGCCTTCGTGTAACGGCTGCCGAGGCGGTCGTACAGGTTGTCCTCGATTGCTTCCTCGGTGATCGAGAAGGCAAGCGCGATGGTTTCGTGGTTGTACCGAGCGGTGTAGGCTTCGTTGGCATCGTCATAGTTGATGCCAGCACCTTCCGATTTAGTCGGTGCTGATCCAAACCCGGACAGCATGACTTCCTCTTCGAATGCACGATCCGAGGACTCAGTGACATAGATTTCGGAGTGCTGGTTTTCGTAACGAGCATACTCCATGCCGAAGAGGGCGTTAAGACCCGGCTCCAGCTCTTTCGCAAGTTGTGCGCGCGAGATAGCCATGTTTCAGCCCTCCTTAAACGCCGGTCGTCGAAACAGTGCCAGCCGCAATCGAGCCATTCGGCGCGTTGAAGCTGTTGTTCAGACGTACGATTACCGGGATACCAGCAGCAGCGAAGTCCTGATTGTCCACATCATTCTGAATGCCGATGATGCGGAGCTGCAGGGCTGCAGTGGTGTTGATGGTGCTGACGGCGAGTTTGCCCGACGAGATGCCGGAGATGGCCGACCCGGAGGTCGCGGTGGCAAAGTTCGCGTTAGCAAAGACGTGGCCTTGAGCCGTCGCCGCGTCAGTGAGCGAGGCGTCTGCCGCGATCACGAACGTCTGGTTCGGGTTGTCATAGACATACGCCTTGACCGGATAGGTCGAGTCTGCACCCGAGCCCGGCCAGTAGTTCGACCAGACCGTTTTACCGGTGGTGGACGAAACGTATTCACAGCCCCAGAACACACCCAAGAGACTCACAGTGCCGCCGTTTGCGTTGCCCACGATGTCGACGAAGCCGGTCGACAGCGGGATAACAGGCGAACCCTGATAGATCGCGTTGGTGTTGTCCGAGGCAATACGGTATTCGGTCACGCCGGTGGTGTTGGCACCTTGGCCGTTAACACCAACGGGGCGAAGACCGAAGGCAACATTTGTGTTTGCCATGGTATTGCTCCTTCAAGCAGGTTATTCGGAGTCGCGAGCGCGACCTCCGAAGGATACACGACTTTGCCGACTATTGGAAATCGGCATAGAAGGATGTTGATCCTTCATAAGATCCTGATCCACAGCTTGCATCTGCTCTCGGGTACGGCCCCCGTAATACGCGTTTCTTTCGGATGCAGTCTCGGCAGGTAGGCGGCACAGCATCAAGCCACCTTGGCCAATAACACCGTCGTACTTCCCGCTGTCGATGACAGGCGCTTGGTAGTTCGGGTATTCGTCGGCGCGAACCGGCTCCCATCCCTCGGCGAGCTTTGCGTGTACGTTGATCTTGTCGTCTTGCCCACGCATGGACACACGAACCCAACGATGTACAAAGCCCTCTGGAGGAGGCGGAGCCTGAAGGTAGCTGGGCGGAGCCCAAGGTTTTCTGCGCGATTCTTGGTCGCGGGTTTCGCTGGTGCGAGGTGTTCTGTCAGCCATGTGCTTACTCCTTCACGTACTTGGCGTATTCTTCGAGAGGTACACCAAGCTTTTTCGCAATCGCGACTTGTGAATGCGTCAGCTTGACCGACCTGCGCCCCTGAGTTGTACTGCGGGATGCGGAGTTACCAGCAGAAGCGACCTGGCTTCCTCCACCCGATTTCTTCGCCGCCTGAAACTTGTGTGGAAATTCCCTGCGAAGACGACGATCAACCTCATTGTAATACTCATCGCTCTGCGGGTCAAACCCCTCTTCATCGACAAGCTGGTGGTGGATCGTAAATGCCGCAGTGGTCATGACGCGGTCGTCACCGAACCACTTGTTCTTCTCCGCCCAGCTCTGGGCGCGAGGATCAGGCTTAGGCCGCTGAGGCTGAGCTTGCTGCTGAGCCGGTTGAGCGGGAGCCTGTTGACGTTCGACCGGAGCCTTAGCCTGCTGATCGGCGCGAGCCTTGGCAACGCCGTAGCGCTGCTGTTCCACGGCGATCTGAGACAGCATCTCCTGCGCCTCAAGAAGGCGGTCCGAATCTCCCGACTCGTACGCTTCCTTGTACATGCGCTTGGCAGCGTCCTGTTGCGACTGCAGACGCGCGCCGTATTCCGACAGGTAGCCCGTGTCTAGAGCCTGCATGCGCTGCTTCAGCTTCTGGTTTTCCTCCAGAAGTGTCTGAGACAGCCGGACTGCCTCTTGGCGGTCCCGCTCTTCTTGGCGGTAGCGCTCCGTCAGCTTCTTGATGCGGCTCTGGACGCCACGACTATAGGACGAAAGCTCGTCCTCTCCGCCCTCGTCCGCAGCAGACTCAACCCGAGTTCGCTCGCCCTCATCAGAGGTCTCTACCTCTGTGGTCTCAATTTCGTTCTCGATCTCTTCGGTCATGAACTTATCCCTCAAACGTGTTTGACATCATCCGGATCCAAGATGGTGGCGATGACTTCGTCGTCATTGATGATGCGGACCTCCCCGCCCTCAATCTTGAAACGAGAGCCTGAGTACCGACCGATGCACACCCACTGACCAGCGGCGCACCACGGCTCGACACCCTCACCAAACTTGCCCGGATCTTTGTATGCCAGAGGCCCCAGCTTGAGCACGTATGCCACAACAGTAGCAACGGACTCCCGCTCCCGAACTTCGTCAGGAACGTACAGGCCTCCAGCGGTTTTCGCTTTGCCTTGATAAGGCATGACCAGAACCCGCCAACCGGTTGGTTGCGGGAGACGCTCTAGTAATGATTTTTCAAGGAGAGAGGGATCAAGAACACGCTTGTCTGCATCCACATAGGGGCCCTGCAGAGAAGAGGAAGGAGCCTTTGACTCCTCGCGTTCCTTTTTCACTTTCTGCGCGACATGTTCAGGAAGATATAAAGTCTTCGACATCGTCTACGTTTTTCTCCAGCAGGGCCTTGATTTCTTCTCGAGCGAAAGAGAGGCCCCGAATCTCTCCCACCGACATTTTGTACTGCTCCCAGTTCTGGACAGAACCGTTAACAATGGCATCAGAGAGCACTTCTTCGCGCTCCCTGATCCTCTTATACAAGTATCTAGCGACTTCAACAACATCCATTATAGGATATCCCTGTAGGTTTCTTGTGACTCCGATGTAATCGGACCACCCTCCACCCATTCATCGCATGTGTTCTCGGACTTGCAAGCAAATTTTAGAAGCTGGCAGTAGCCCGTGTTGCCGGACTCGTCGCCCAAGCACTCCAGCATCTCTTCGGTCTGGTTGTACATCCCGCAGTTGCCGCACACGTCCGTCAGCCGGAAAGCCGAGCCCTCATTAGGCCCACGGTAGTGGTACTCTTCGATGGCGGTCTGACGGTTTTCGTCATTCAGCTCGGGATCCTGGGTCGGAAGAGGGCAGCTTTTGCCTTCTTCGTTCTCCTCGTACTTATCCACAGGCATTCCGCCGTCGAGCAGCAGGTTGATTACGATGGTGGGCATCAGAAGGTTCCTCTGAATGTGTTGGCCTTGGGCGATGCGGAGAACCGAGACATGACCATGCCACCGTCCTTCATCTTCTTTTCTGCCGTCCTCAGTGCGATAGCCACCGCCTGCTTTTGCGGGCGGCCTTCGCCCACGAGCTTGCTGATGTTTGAGCTGATGGTCTTCTGAGACTTACCCTTTTTCAGTGGCATGGCTTACCCCATAAACATCTTTTGGCGCTGCACATCGATGCGCTCGCGGTTCGTGGCATCACGCTGCGCGGCGATCTCTTCTTGGCTCTCGATCCGAGCGGCGTCGGAAGCCGACCGCTGCTGTAGCTTCATGCGCTCGAGGTTGAGTTGCACCTCATCATCCGCCGCCTTGCGCTGTTGGTCCTGCTGTTTGAGGGCCAGCTCTTGCATGCGGATCTGAACGAGCGGATCGGACATCGGGTCGTTGCCCTGAGGCATCATCTGCGGGATGATTTCCTTCATGATCGTCTCGATCTGCATGGCGATCAGTTTTTCCATCTGCGCCGGATCCTGCATGCTCTGTTGAACTTGCATGATCTGTTGCTGGACAGCCACGGGATCAAGCGCGCCAGCCGCGGCCTGAGTTTGAGCCTGCTCGATCACACCTTGGATCTCGTCCATCACAGCCTTGCGGGCCTTCTGCGAGACGTGCTCCAGAACGTGGGAGTAGAAAACGCCCATGACCTGAGGAGATGTCATGACCAGAGGCGTCTTCATGAACATCAGGTGCATGCGGATATGCGCGTCGTGGTCCTGGTCCGGGAAGGTGTTGAGGAGTTCGCCCATCAGCGCACGGGCGTTCTCGACTGCCGGGTCCAGAGGCTGCGGACGCGGCGGAGGAGGAAGGATCTCCTCGATGTTCTGCACTTCCAAGGCCAAGTACATCCGGCGGTACGCCGCATGCAGGTTGTGGATCTGCGGGTTAGACTGCGCGAGCTGCAACTGCGTCTGGGCCAGCGTCACGCGCTGAGCCATCGAGAAGATGTTCGGGTCCGAGACCGGGATAACATCCACACGGCTGTCAAAGTCTTCTGCGTAGATGGTGCGATTGCCCCCCTGCACGTCGTAGGGGTATTCCTGCGGGAGGTTGTCCCGGAAGATGCGCGCAAGAATACGGAATTCCTGCTTCTGCGCGTAGTGCAGACGCTTATGGATGGCCGACATAACCTTCATGCCACGCTCCAAGAGCGCAACCGTCGTACCCACAGGAGCCTGCCCGTTGGCGTCAGCAGTCTGCTGATCTGCCAACGAAGCAAAGCGTCGTCCGCCTTCAACAAGTGCAGCAAGGAGCTGAGCAAGGGTGGCGCTCGGCTCTTTGTACGGCAGCGGGACAAGAGCGTTTCTCAAGTCACCGCCGGGTGCATCTACGTCCCGCCACTCGCCCGGTTGTAGGGGCTCGTCATTGTCACGAACCCGAACTCCCCTAGCCTTGAACCCTGCGGGGAGGTTAGCCAGAGTACCTGCGTCGATCAACTGACGCAGAATGCTCGTGGCCGCACGGCCAAGGCCCCCAATCATGTGGATCAGGCCAAAACC